CTTGAGTTGTTTTTAAGAGAGCAGGTATTAAATTCTTATGCTAGAGTTATGGATATTGAGCCAGAAGCTTTTGCTGGATATGACAGGTGGCAATAATGGATATTAAAAAATTAATCGCTGATGCCCACAAGGTGGCAGATCGTGAGATACTAAAGCACAAGATTAAAGCTGGTTTTGCAAGATTCAGGGAGTGGGCAGTAGAGCCATGTTGGATAAGCAACGGTCAGTTTATTGTTATATTATTATGCTTGTTAGGTTTTGTAATTTACTAGGTCGGAGGTCTCATATCCTCTCCTGCTAGGTTGATCCCCTAGTGACCGATATAGGATCAGGCCAAGGTTCCTTTGTTACCTTTGAACCAAGATTAGTCCACTTGGGAGCCGCAACGGACTACTTTACATATCAAATATGGTATGTCATCCATAGAAAACCATCATTTCCGATCATCACTAATAACGTATAAGATGCCGCCTCATTTACAAACAGAGGAGCATAAAGTGATACTTTACATGGTTATATTCGTAGTCCTATCTCTTGGCGCAGTCGCAGCTGACGATCTCAATTAGTTTACATTTCCGTTAAAAACAGTCTACAATAACCCTACCTAACTGCCAAAGGGGTAGAAGATGGAAGGGTTAGACGTATCAAAAAGCCTTGAAGATTGTTTCCACTATGAGCTAAGTGACGAAATTGTGCGCTTCGACTCAATAATAGATTCTTTAATGACCACCGATGTTCCCAGAGAAAAGCTGAGAGAAGAGCTAACTGACTGGAAGTTTGAAGTTGAAAACATTGTGGTTGATATAGAGTTTGAGGAAGTGCTTCAAAACGAAGGGCAGAGAGAATTTGAAATAATGGCTGAACAACTATTCGGGACGGAAATTTAATGCTTAAAATTACATACAAAAAAACAGACAATTTAATTCCATATGTAAGCAACTCTAGAACACATAGCGAGTCTCAGGTAGAACAAATAGCTTCAAGCATATTAGAATACGGGTTTACTAACCCTATATTGCTTGATGATGAGAGCGGAGTTATAGCAGGTCACGGCAGGTTGTTGGCCGCTAAGTATTTGACTATGGATGAAGTGCCGACTATAACCCTAACGGGGCTTACTGAAGTACAGAAGAAGTCATATGTGATTGCCGACAATAAGATTGCTTTGAACGCAGGGTGGAATGATGATCTGCTAAAAGCAGAACTAGAGTTTCTAGGCGATGAAGATTTCGATTTAGAGCTGCTTGGCTGGGACGTATTGCCTAATTTTGAAGAAGAGATTGATTATTCTATTCTAGATGATGAGCCTACAGTCGGCAGTAGCGTTACTCAAGAGGTGGAGGATATGTCTACCTCCGTTAAAAAAGCCATAATGATAGAGTTTGACCCAGAGCATTACGATGACGCTAGGGCGCTTGCAGATTGGTTTAGAAAGCAAGGCGCTTATTTGGGTTATATGTTTTTATCTCACTTAAAAGCAGAAAAAGAGAAACAAGATAAACTATGAAAATAGCTGAAAGGCAGCCCCTTACGACAATATTTGACGTTCAGTCTATAGATCGCAATAGAGTCAGGTGGGAAGACTATCTTTTTAAGCAAACTCCTGTTGAAAAGCACGGTGGCATTTATTTCAAGCGAGAAGATAAGTTTGCTCCACTAGGGTTTGGGTCGATCAATGGGTCTAAATTAAGACAGTGCATTTGGCTGGTAGATCAGTGGGTAAAGGATAAGAATATAAGAGGAGTTGTTTCAGGTTCGGTGGTAGGTTCTCCACAGCATCCTTTTATTGCCTCTATCTGCAAGCATTACCGCATTGGTTGTTTGATTGCTACGGGCGCAAAGAACTATTTGTCGCATCAAAATATGAGTATGGCTGATGAGTTAGGAGCAAAGTTCCACGTAACAAATATCGGTTACGCCAAGGCTCTGCAAAGCATATCGTTTAAGCTGTCTAAGAGGCTGCCTAATCACGAAGTTCTTGAAACTAATATAACCGTAGACGAAAAGCTAAATCCTCCATCTAGGATAGAGGCGTTCCATAGAATAGGTGCTGAACAAGCTAAGAATATACCTGATGACGTAGAGACTATTATTATCCCCTGCGGTAGTTGTAACTCTGTTGTATCGATATTGTACGGGATAGGGCTGTTTAAACCGAAAAGGCTAAAGAATATTGTTCTTATGGGAATAGGTAATAACGGGAGCAACAACCTTGATTACATACCTAGAAGGCTGAATATAATAAGCAAGGTAAAAGGCTTGGACTTAAATCCGCTATTTAAATTTGACGGGGAAAAAGGAGATTACAATATTCATCACTTTAACCTCAATGGTAGCGGTTTTTGTCAATATTCAGACTTGATGCCCTATAATCACGCAGGAATAGAGTTTCATCCGCGATACGAGGGGAAATGTATGAATTATATCTTCAAAAATAAATCTCTTTTTACTCAATTTTGGAATGAAAAAACTTTGTTTTGGATTATAGGGAACGAGCCAACATGGGTTTAGAAGAGCAGAGAGTAGGCAGATACTGCGATTTACACCGTAAAAAAGAAATAAAAGAGCTTACTTCTGGAATGGATTTTAGGCTTCCAGAGTATCGTAGAGAGGTGTTTTTGCGGTTTTATGAGTTTCATTTAAAATATAACGCTCATGCTGGGGGTGTGTATTATGCATTTGAATATCTATTTAAATCTTTAAAGATGACTCAAGAGCAAAAGCTCTGGTTTACGTATATCAACGGCTGCTCTCAAAACGTCATTACCACATACATGATCTTTAAGCAGTTCCCTTCTTTGCAAGACCTTGATATTGCTGAACTTAGGAAATGGTTTAGATTTAACTATAAGCGCATAGGGTGGGACACTGACAGGCGGTACCACAAAAATGTATTTGAAGATTGCGTTGAAAACTATAGAGGGCTGCTGAAAAATAAGACGCAGGTAGAGTTCTTTGCAGGTCTTGCGAACACTGATGACAAATACGCTAACTTTGAAAGAGTGTGGGAAGCAGTTAAAAACAACTTTTATACGTTTGGCCGTCTATCTACGTTCTCGTATCTTGAGTATTTGCGTATAGCAGGTGTAAACCTTGACTGCAATAGTCTTTTTATTGACGATATATCTGGTAGCAAATCACACCGCAACGGATTATGTAAGGTGCTAGGTAGAGATGATTTAGACTGGAAAAAGCAAAACCTTAAGTATCATCCTAATACATTATCTTGGCTGAAGTATGAGGCAGAGTCACTTCTTGAAGAAGCTAAGGCGCGCATAGATCATAAAGATGTTTCTTATTTTACGCTTGAAACTACTCTTTGCTGCTACAAAGGTTGGCATAGGCCTAACAGGAGATACCCTAACGTCTACAACGATATGTTCAGGGATAGGATAGTAAAGGCTGAAAGAGACTGGAATCAAAAATTATCTATATTCTGGGAGTGCAGGAAAGCGTGCTTGCCTTCATACCTTAGAATAGAAGATAACCCTGAAGACTGTGGTTTAAAGCCAGAAAAGCAAAACCACTACAGGAACTATGGAGAAGTAATAATGATGGATATCCAGTGGGGCTGCTTCAGTAATAGGTTCTCTGCGGCATGAATATATTGTTGATAGGCGCTTGCGGTTCAGGCAAGACGTGGGTTATGAAGCAGATAATACAAGCATATAATCTAAAGACCCCCGCTAAAATTGGCATGATTAAGTTTGTTACAGACAAGCGTTTATCAGTATTAGGCGTTTATGATGGTAGCGTATTTGAAGGTAGTGACAAGCTTTCTATGGCTGTTATGCGTGATTGTGAGAGCTGGGAGAAAGTTAGGCAGAAACACAACATGATTGGTGTTTGCGAGGGAGATAGGTTTACCAACAAAACTTTTATTGAAACCTGTAAGCCTTACATAATTAAAATAATAGATGACGGCTCTGACGGCAGAGAACTTAGGCAATCATCTCAGAGTGAACGCCACTTGAAAGCAATACAAACTAGAGTGGGTAATATAAAAGCTGACGAAGAAGTAAAAGACAGCCAGCAAGCCCTAACAATAATACAGGGGATGATATGCAAACTATTGATTTAGTAAAAGTAGAGCACGACAGGAAGAAAGGCAAAGAGTGCGAGTACATTGAGCCTACAGTTAAAGAGTCTTGCTATTTGAGAGATGGAGATGAGATTATTGGCGCTTATTTCTCTGATGCTTCTGAACTTTTCCCTAAACTAGCTAAATTCATGTCTGTAGCGAACGCAGAGTTCTTATCCAAAAGAGTTCCAAAAACTCCTTTAAAGCGATCAGACGTAATGCAAAATAAATGGAAACATGGCCTTACTTACAAAGAAGCTTGCGAGTCAGGTACAGTTCAATACAGTACGATTATCGGAAACGTACCCGCAAGAAAGTTAATGAGAAGAGATTACCATAACAGGAGTGCGGTACACGCTATAGATTCTGCTCAGACGTTTATTAAGGCTATGCTATTAGCGTCTAACGAGATTGAGAAAGCTATGGCTGCCGTTTTACCAGATCAGCATAAAGCGCATGAGAAGGCTTTAGAGGGCGTAGACGATGAGTGGCGGTTCGGCAATCTATTTACTAGCAGCATAAGTAACTACAACATATCTGCCCCTTTTCATCAGGATAAGTCAAATATAGTAGGGACGTTAAACGCAATTTACACGCACAGGCATAATAGTAACGGGGGGTCGCTCTATGTTCCAGACTATGACGCTTGTTTTGAGATGCCTAGCGGTAGCCTTCTTTTTTACCCAGCTTGGAGAAATATGCACGCGGTTACGCCTATCATCCCTACGCATGACGGTGGTTATAGAAACAGTTTAATTTTTTACGCGATAAAGGCTTTTAAATCATGAAGAAAGGAAATCAGGGGGATGGCGGAGGCCGACCTGAAGTAGTTTTAAGGCATGATCAGATCATTCAGCTAGAAGCGTTAGCAGCAGTATTAACTAAAGCGCAAATAGCAGACTATTTTGGAATATCTGAAACAACTTTAAGAGCTATCGAAGAACGGCAGCCTGAAGTTTCTGACGCTTATAAAAAAGGCAGGGTAACTCAGTGCGCTAAGATGGGAATGAACTTAGTCCAGCTTGCTAAAGCAGGTAATGTAGCGGCTAATATATTCTACTTAAAGACTCAGGCTGGCTGGAAAGAAGAACAAGCTGATGTTCAAGAGATTCCTCAAATTAATATTACAGTAGACCCCCGTGCAATTAACACTACCGCAGAGTGAGATATTCCTGTCCAGCAGCCGATTTGTTTCTGTGGTTGCTGGTAGACGGTTCGGAAAGACCTTCCTGTCTACTGGCAAGATATTAGAGCAAGCAGTTAAGGCTCCTAATCGCAATGTCTGGTATGTTGCACCTACTTATGGCGCAGCAAAAGAAATCGCATGGGATATGCTGATACACACCATACCGCCTGAGTATGTGTATAAGACAAACGAATCTAGCCTAACACTACGCCTCATTAACGGGTCTGTAATCGCTCTAAAGGGCGCTGAGAAGCCTAATAACCTGCGTGGTAGAGCCTTAGACTTTGTTGTGATGGATGAGTTTGCCGATATGCGGCCAGAAGCATGGTATGAGGTTCTTAGGCCCAGCTTAAGTGATCGTCAGGGTGGTGCGATGTTTATTGGGACACCTAAAGGAAGAAATCACTTTTATGACCTTTGGGCTAAAGGAGTTGATGGTGCTAATGATTGGGAGTCTTTTCAGTACACAACTTTAGATGGCGGTAACGTACCACCAGAAGAAATAGAAGCTGCTAGGGCTGATCTTGATAATCGGACATTTAACCAAGAATATTGTGCCGAGTTTGTTACCTACGCTGGTCTGATTTACTATGGCTTTAGTCGTGAAGACTCTGTGTTGGATATAGGAGATGATAATGGTACACTCCACGTTGGTATGGATTTTAACCTTGATCCCATGTCTGCCGTTATCTGCATTCGTAAAGGCGAGAAGCTGTATGCCGTTGACGAGATAGTCATGTTTGGATCAAATACTGACGAAATGGTTGCGGAGCTAAAAGACCGTTACGGCAATCGGAATGTTATTATTTATCCTGATCCAGCATCAAGACAGCGGAAAACATCTGCTGGTGGTCGAACTGATTTGTCGATCTTACAAAACGCAGGTTTTAGCGTTAAGGCGAAGAACTCACACGCATTGGTCAGGGATAGAATCAACGCTGTGAATAGTCGTTTACTGTCGGGTGATGGTGAGCGGCATTTGTTTGTCAGCAGTAAATGCAAGCAGACTATTAAGTCTCTTGAGCGGCAGACATATAAAGAAGGTACGAGCGTTCCCAACAAAGACGATGGCTTTGATCATATGAATGATGCCCTTGGCTACTTGGTTGAATACTTGTTCCCAGTTCGCACAGAATACGCTACGCCACAACCCACAAGGTGGACTTGATGAGATTGAACACAGATACAACGCACCCAGAATACGACATTTTTAAAGATCGCTGGGAGTTTTACCTGCGTTCCTATATGGGCGGCCAAGATTATATAGATGGTGAGTACCTTACTCGCTATATCAGCGAGACTAGAGAAGACTACCTTCGTAGACTTGATCTAACTCCATTAGACAATCACTGCAAGAATATCGTACATATTTACAGCAGTTTTCTTTGGCGCGTACCGCCCACTAGAGTATTTAATACTGTTGCTGGCAATGTTGCGCTTGAACCATTCTTAGATGATGCAGACCTTGATGGTCGTAGCTTTAATGCGTTTATGCGTGAATGTCAGGTATGGGCCAGCGTTTATGGTCATATCTGGGTGATGATGGATAAGCCGAAGTCTAA